GTGGTTTTATACTTAGACTTCATAGAGAAGATAAGACCAGTAGGACCAGACATAGGTTGAACACCACATACGTCATATGCCATCAGGTTAGGCATTGCCCTGCGAACCAATGAAATCAGGACGGGGTCCCAGTTGGCAGCAGAATTAGTATTGTTAGCTGCAGCAGCTTCTGTTAAGAAAGACTGTTGCGAACCTTCGGCAATCATTGCTTTCTCTTGGTTTTCAAGGATAGCAGCAGTTACGTTACGCTTGTGACGGTCTTCGATTTTGCCTGAACTTTCTTCGTTCAGAACGGGAGCCCATTTTTCAACTAGGCTTTGATAATTAATATCCATTTTAATACTCCTAAATTTTAAATTATGTTACATTTGTTTTGCGGATTGCGGAAAGATAGCGTTCCATTGAAGGTGTTGCTTCTTCGCGGAGGACTTCTTCCTCACTGTGCGATTCTTCAAGACTTTCGGTGGATGTAACACTATTACTTTTTGCAGATGCAGAGAAGTAAGATTCTTTAACTGTGGCAACCTTTTGAGCGAATGTATTTTCGTCATCAAACTGGAGGTCTTCAACTAATGTTTCAAACTTTTCTACTTGTGTGTCAGCAAGACCGTGTGACGCTTCGCTAATGATAGCATAACGCTTCAGCAGTTCTACTTCCTCACCAAGTTCGATAGCCTTTGCAGTAGTATCATAGAGGGACTCTTCGAGTTCTTCTACTTGTACTGCGAGGTCATCGACCAAGTCAACCTTTGTGTCAGGTACATCAATGTAAGACTCTTCGAATAATCCTTTCAGATTCTCCATGAAGTTTTCAGCAATTTCAGTACGCAGACCGTTTTGGATGGCAACACGGTTCTCTTCCATCCAGTTCTCAACTACATAGTTAAGGTAAGAATCGACTTTTTCTACAAGTTCATCACGCTGGGCAACTACTTCCTCAGCTAGACGCTCTTCATAAGAAGATTCAATGCGCTCGACTTCTTCAGCGAGCTTAGTTTTTAGTGCAGATTCGAAAATAACAGCAGTCTTTTGCTTGAACTCATCGCTGAGTGTTGCTTCAGACTCTACCAGTGCATTGAGGTCTTCAGAGAAGTCTGCTTCTGTTGCCATTACTGGAACATAACGCCTTTCTGAAACTTCTTCACCTTCGCCAAAAAAGGCATCATAGGCATCAGCAAGTTCTTCTTTGCTCATGTCACTGAGGTGATGGTACATGTCACTGACCATTCCAGCTTTGCTTTTCAGGTTAGATTTTTCGCTATTCTTCTTGTCTCCCTTACGAGCAGGTGCTTGACCCTTTACGCCTTTAGTAGCAGCAGTATCGACAGCGTCAACGCTTTGCTTTTCGGCATTAGGACCATCGAAAGCTTCTTCGACTTCCAGCTCATCTCGGAGTTCTGTAACTTTGTTATCCATAATGGACTCCTTGTTTATAAGTTTTTCTTAAATGATGAGAGGAAATTCTTAAACTCTCGCGCCTGTTCTGGATAAGAACCTACACGGGGAGTATAGTTATTTTCAGTCTCTTGCTCTTCACATATTTCCTGTGGGATAAGAACTCCATTACTCCAGTTCCATTCTACACCTTCCATAATTCCATTAACGAAAGCATTTGGTGCAGATGGGTCTTGTACGATGTCAATCGTACTAAGAGTAAAGTCGTCTTTCACATACATGGCCCCGCCACGCTCCACAAGACTACCCATTCCTCTAGTTGAGACACCAAGGTTGACACCGCCTTCAAGCAAACCTTTTACAATTTGACCCATCGGAGTATCTAATATTGATGCCTTACCTACCACATCATTGCCTTCCCAATGAAGGTCAGTGATTAGGTGGGATACTTTGTCGAGGTTGACGGTCGGACCTTCGGGATGGTTCAACTCGCCAACAGCTCGATTCTTCGACACTTGCGTATCGACATATTTAGCAACCGCATTTTCCATTATTGCTTTTGGATAAATGCGACCATTTCTATTCTTTTGTTCTGCTTGCGCGAATACGCCTTCAATTTGAAACTTTTTAGTCCCATCTTCTTTCTTCTCAATAAGACATGAGATATTATGTTCGTTGTATTCAGCAATTAGTTTCATGGCAGTTCCTTTAGTGCAGCAGTGATTGCTTTTTTTGCATCACCCTCACTACGGAAAGTGTCTAGTTTATCACCATCAATATAGGCGACAAACCCCTTTGAGTCTTTTACAATCTCAACAGGATATTTACCCATCTTTTTCTTAAAAACGGGAGGACTTTTCGCCTCTCGTATTTCTTTAAATGATTTCATTAAAGATGTTCCCTTAGTAAGTCTATAGTTTATTTATAAGTTTTATTTATTTGAAATAGACTATTGTTCCAAAGAATCTTCAATCTCAGCAGTAATATCCTCCCATTCAGAATCTTCCGAACTAATATCTTCGTCTTCTTCTGGAATCACATCTTCTTCTGCGTCATCATATCCTTCGGGTGATTCTTCGTCAGCACCGTTGTATACTATGTTAGCGATACGAATCTTTTCTGCTTCAAGAGAATCAAACACCTTATCATTAATAAGATTTTCAAAGTGTCCTTTCGCTTGAGAGAGGTTCTTTTGACGAATACTATCAAGCATTGTCTCTACGTCACTACCGTGATCTTGCTCTTCGCCTTCATCGTTTTCATATTCGTTATCTTCAATCATTCTTATTTCTCCTATAGTCATAATGATTTAATTTTTTCTTGCTTCTGGTGCTTTTTCTGAACGTCTAACTTCGATGTCCTTGCTATCTTCGGTATCTTTTTCTGCTTGCTTTTCAGAAGTTCCTATTGGGTTAACTGCTGGTGCTTTAGGCACAGTTACAGAATCATTACCGTCTTCATGGTCATCGGGGTCTATTTCTCCTGAGGCCAATTCTTTCTTCATTTGCTTATACATTTTTGCCGACTCTTCATCATCGAAACGCATAATATTTTTCATCAACCATTCTTTAGAAAAATATTCGCCAACATACTGTACCGACTGATCCATGAGACTCAAACGCTCACGCAAGACTTCAGCATCTTTCAACTCGGTGTAGTGATTGTCTTTGTAATAGTCAATCTTAATGCGATTGCTAAACTTATCAACCCAGTCTACTTCAGTGATGATACCCTTGAGGATAAGTTGCTGACGCAAGATACCAGTAAAGAGTTTTGAGAACCGCATTCGCAAACGAGTGATAAACTTCTGAAACTTAATTTCTTCTCGCGTAATTTCAGTGGCGCGACCAATAGAGTATGCTTGCTCTTGCTCAAGGCGAGAAACTGGCACATTCAAAGACTGGTAAACTTTGCGTTGGAAGTATTTGATGTCATCAATCTCACCAAGGTTTGAACCCCCAGGAAGTGTACTAACTTCTGTTCCTCGTCCACCTTCTCTTCGGGGCAACCAGAAATCATCCAGCATTGTCATATGCTTGCGACTGTCTTTCAGTTCACCTGTATTACCATCGTACACTAACTTGTTACGATAGCGAGTCATAAGACTGTTGAGATATTCTTCTGCCTTCGCTTTAGGAAGGTTACCAGTGTCAACATAAAATATTCTACGCTCTGGTGCGCGAGCCATGCGATAGATGATAAGTGAATCTTCCATCATACGCAGTTGATTGATAACTCGCAATGCTTTGTGTAGGTTAGATACTACTTTGGTTCGACTTTCATCTAGTAAACCTGAAGTCACATAACTTACAGAATCACTAGAAAGTTTAACACCCCCAGTCTTTCCACTCTCAGTTACAGCAGTTGAAATTCCACTTGCTTTTCCGTATGTACTACCAACCATAGCATCGTTGAATATGTAAAACTCGTCAATTTCGTCAATCAATGTGACACCATTTTCATTTGTTTTTTTCTTAACGTGTCGAACTTTGCGAATCTTTAGAGAGTCGATGAAACGAACCTCTTGAATACCTGCCTTCAGGTTATTCTTATCTACTACAAGGTGATGATAGAGTCTACCATCAACATACCAACAACGAAACATATCGTGTGCGCGTTCGTTGAAGTTCATTATGTTTAGCAGTTTTTCAAACTCATCTGCTACTTTATTTTTGATAGAAGCAGAGACATCAACCATATCAAGGTCAATATCAACAACAACATCATTTGTTTGGGGTACTACAATTGCTTCGTTGACAATCTCTTCAATTGCCATGTCTACTTCGGGTTGCTGTGCCGATTGCCGATACTTGCGAATTAAATCGTGTTGATCCTTTACGGTTAAATCACCGTAAATATCCATCGCCATACCATAGTGGTTTGCTCCAGAGGTTATATAACCAGCACCATCGTCATCAGTAGGTGCTACCACGGATGCGTTTTTAAGAGGCTCAGTGACTTTTTTGTCTTCTGCGCTTCTCTTTATTTCAAATCCAAATAGTTTTACGCCATCTGCCATTTCTTAATCCTTAATATAAAATAAAAACAGGAGGGAGAAATTTCTCCCCCTCCTGTTTACTTATAACCCCAAAATTACTGGGTATTATCATTAGTCCAGTAATCGAACTCAAAGGTCACTGTGAACTCTTCAATTGCGGTTACTTGGTCATAGCTCAACTCAATCTGTCCAACTGCGCTCGGAAACGCATTTTTGAGATAGTAACTCTTCACAACTGCACCAATTTGATCCAATTGCTGAACTTCGATGCTTTGTGCATATGTGCCAACACCAGTGCCTAGCATTTGGAGACCCAAATTACCTGCGTGAGAGTTCATACCATTCATCCACTGTTCCATAGAATTTCGAACATTGAAATTGGTATCATTATATATCGTTACTTCCCAAGGTTCAAAAGTACGGTCTCCAGGTAATTTCACGATTCGACCTCGAAACGGTACTTCTACCGTTCCAATAGTTGAACCGGGAAGTCTTGTTGACCGACACATGAGGTTTGTTAGGTCGCCATCGCCACCACCAACATAACCTGGATATGTAAAAATAACAGAAAATAGATTAGCTCGCGCACCACCACCTGTCATCCTACTTCTGAAGTCATCTACTCTTAAAACTGCCATATATTACTCCTAGATTTCTTCTATTAAAATTGTAAACCGCTACCAATAATCTCATCAAAATCTGCGCCAGTGCGTGTTGCAATGAAGTCGATAGTGATAAAGTTAATGCTTCGGGCAGGTTTGATGTATATTGCCGCTTTCATTTCTTGTCGGTCAATAACTTCGGGTGTGTTGTTTGTTTCATCACACTGTACACGATATTCATATATTCCTCTTCGTGACTGAATCTCTCGTAAGAGAGGTTCAACAACTGCAACAAACTCAGAGCGTGTAAACTCATCGTTTATCTCAAACAAGAAGTTACGCGCTGCGAGAGCAACGGATTTCTCAATAGCAAGGAATAACCTACGAACTCCAATACGGTCAAACGCTCCAGGTCGAGAAAGTTTAGTCTTATCTCCCCACAACAAAGTTCCCCTGTTTGGATATGTTACGATTGGGTTAACATTCTTTTTATAAAGAGTGTCTCGCTCCGCCCTAGTAGGGCTGTAGGCAAGATTTGTTACGCCAACATATTCTCCACGCTTTTCACCTGCAGGTGACCACCAAGGACCGTAGTTATAATCCGTATATGCCATAATACCAGCAGTGCTAGAAGCAGCAGGAATATGGATATATTGATCATTGTACTTATCATAAACTCGAAGATAGTTATTATCAACGGCAAGGTATGATGAACTTGGGAAATCGT